CCACGACCACCTAATAAGCGGTCAAGGACTGCGTTATTCATTGCTGATTTGTAGTCGCCATAATGCTCAATTTCAAACTCAAGCGCACGCTCAAGCATCATTGAAGCAACTCGACCTATTGGGTCATTGTCCCTAAACCTACGGCTAACATCAGGTCTAGGCAGTCTTGCAAAGATAGCTGGCTGAATAGTCTGAACATTGCTCCAGAGTATGTTAAATCGTGCATTAGGGTTTCTGTCGTAGCGGCTATCATCTTTGTATTTCTTTACAATGCGGTCAACTCTGGCTTCCCATCGCTTATATGAGCGCTCATAGCTCATAATGGTTTTATACCAATCTTCGTAGGTGTGATTGACTGTAGCTTTATCGTTTGCCATGAGTTGCCTTAATGTGTAAATATTTGGCGAAATGTTGGGTTATTTTAACCTTTTTATAGCCTAAAGTTTGATTTTACTTTGGTTTCTTTCCAAAGCTCATTAAGTGATACATCAGTTTCGCCTACAAATACCCCACGAATAGGAGTATCTGCGGTTATTAATTTGGCTTCGTCTTTCCAGGTTAAGGCAAGATAACGAAAAGCGTCAGCACCATGAGAAGTCCAATCATGTCTAGGCTTATCTCTAAATACTTTTCTGTCTTCGTCATATTCTCTCTGATATTGTCTAAGGCACTCTATGCCATCGGCACACTTATGGTCAAACCAAGTCCTAGTTAAAGCCAGCCTTGAAGCCTGGATTCCATCTTGCAATTTTAAATTAGGTGCAATCTTAATTGTTTTTAGGGGTATTTTATCGCCTAACTGTTCGATAACGCTGCGATTGGATGAGAGCGTTTTAGCCCTAGCGTCATGGGGTAGCCAATGTGTACCATACACATAACCCCTCTCTTTCTCTCTGGCTTGTATGATTCCAGCATAGAAAGCGACTGGCTGACCATTAGAGGAGTGATAGTCTAGGCAGCGTATTTCGCCATGCACGACTTGAAAGAACCATATAGCCGTATCGTCTGAGTAACCTAAGTCCCATGCAGTATGCACAGGGAATAGGGGGTCATACTCCACATCTCTTATGCGCCCTTGGTCAGTCAACTGCCGCATTTCTTTGCCAAAATAAGCCCCAAGAATAGCGCTCTCGAAGTCACATTCAAATTCTTGAAGATATTGGTCTTCGGTCATTGTCTTGGCTGCGTCTTCTAGTTCCTCTTTATCAAGTATCCCTGTCTGACTAGCTCTAAGGACTTTGACATACCAGTCGCCACTTGCTGATGCCGTCTGGTACATCTCCCAGAAAGCATTATGGCCTTTAGGAGTGCCGATGAATGTGGCTGAACCCTTGCGGTCAGTAAGCAGAGGGCGGACAACTGCACCCCATATAGACGGCTTCATATCAGCGTATTCGTCCAATACGACAGAGTCCAAAAAGATTCCACGAAGTCCGTCAGGAGAATCAGCGCCATACAGTCTAATCCTAGCCCCATTAATAAGCTCCACCCATAGCTCACTCTGATTAGCTTTCTTTAATACAGGCTGAGAGAAGCGGACTAGATAATCCCATGCGATGTTCTTAGCCTGGCTATAGTAAGGCGCTATATAAGCGTATCGCCCATCCTCTTTATCATCCATAAGGGCCTTATATATCAGGTCATTAATACAGAGGACAGTCTTTCCACATCTTCGGTGGGCTACTATTAAAGACCAGCGTTCTGTCCTATCGTGAAAGTCCTCGAATACCTTGCGAGGGCAATAGTCCATTTCTACCTCTAGGACATCACTCATTCAGGGCGCTTCCAACTGATTACCATTCTCTGAGGGGCTGCCTCATCTCCTACGCTCTCAACTCTGGCGAGTTTAGGCAAGTGGTACTCCATCACAGCTTGAAGCATCAAAAAGGCCTTTTCAGGGTTAGGAGGCACTATCCACACAATATCTCCATTCTTATCGTATCGGATACAGCCTTCCTTATCTGTCTTTGGTATTCCTGCGGCTACCTCTTCAAGCCAATGCTGCATACGAGGAGAGTTCTTATCTACGAATTTGGCTATGGCCTCTTTGGCGATAGCTGTGTGCTTATTAACAGCACCAACAGGGCGACCTTTTCCAGCATTAGGAGGCATACGCTTGGAAGGCTTTGCAAGTGAGCCATCTTCATTAATGGTCACAATATCAGACGAATTAGTCATGTTTCTACAGCTTTCTATAACTTTCAGCAATTAAGGAATTAATTAAACTCTAAGCCATTGATTCTATTGAGTGCAATATATCATAAATTGGTAGTAATGATGTAAAAACAACACAATCAATAATATTTAGCTATATAGGGTAAATACTTATAGACTATATGTAGTGCATCGCTACAATTCAATACAGCAGCACACTTTATTAACTGTTTTAAAAGGGGAATCACAATGGAAATCAAATCAAATCTATGTAGTAACGCAACACGCAAAATCGGCCTATTAATCACAAAGGCTTCAGAGCTTGGAATGGATGTATCAGGCTATGGCATGGCTGATGAGAATCAAAACTCAGGCTATGTTTATTTATGGTTAGAAGATTATCCATTCACTCTATACATTGGTTTAGGGTCTGACTCTATCTATGCACTATGGACAAATATGAATGATGGTGAAGAGGAAGAGATGGAAGTAGCAGATTATGAGCTTAGAGATTTAGAGCAATGGTCTTATAAGCTATCTGCACAAGCTGATGAATTAGAGGCTTAATATGAAGAATTGGCAAGCATTAAGTTTGTTGTTTCTGCTCTTTTTAGCGGCTCAGTTAGCTTATTACCTGATTACGCCTAGAGTTCTCTAATTAAACGCATTACAAGGGGGTTTTATGACATTAAATGACATCAAACAAGCAGTAGAGGCTGGTAAGTCTGTCCATTGGTCACATAACGGCTATTCAGTTATTAAGGATAAGCTAGGCCGTTTTCTTATCACTTGCCATCGTAACGAATCATGCTGGGGTCTTACTTGGACAGATGGCGTGACCATGAATGAAAAAGAGTCAGAATTTTACATTAAGGGGGATTTATGAGCTATGTCATTAGGATGTACCACGATGAGCCTATATGGTTCTGTAATGGTGTAGAAGAAACTTACGCAACTGAGGAAGACGCAATCAAAGCTATTGAGGAAGAAAGCCGAGATTGTGAGCAAGCTGTCGCAGATGGTTTTATGGATGATTACGATTTTGACGATTACCGCATCATTAAATTAGGGGAATAAACATGAATAGCTTAAAAGTCCTAGAAAACAGCCTTTATTGGCAAGAGGTAGTTTTAAAGCAAAGCCATATCCCTGCCCAGAAAGAAAGAGCAAGAATAGCAATAGAGAAGTTATCAGCACAAATTAACGCAATTAAAAAGGGGAATTAACATGGAAAAAGCAATAGAAGCGCTTTTATCAGCTTATAACGATTTATTAGCAGTAAATGAGGGCGGCTCTCATGGGCGCACTATTGATTTAATTTTAGAAGCATTAGACCAATTACAAGGGGAATAAACATGGCTACAAAGAAAACCACACAAGTAAGCAAAGAGGATATCTACGCTGCAGCTCTCTATCAGGCGTATGACGATTTTGACGAGATGTTTGCAGTCCTTAAATACATTATTGACGATGTAGAAAAGCCTGAGTTCAGTAAGTACCAAGTGAGAGGCGCTCTTAAGTCTTTACGGACTCTTATGATAACCAATCAAACCATGATGATGGATTGTGCAGGGCTTGAATATTAACTTTTAACTAATACAGGGGGTTCGCCCCCCCTCTTTTTTTGCGGAGAATTTTGATGGTCTATGACCTGAAAGGGTGGCGCTCATCCTTAGGCCTTACACAAGAGGCTGCAGCGAGTTTGCTTGGAGTGCATAGGGTAACCTATACCAGATGGGAATCAGGGGCGCAGAAGCCTCCTAAACTGATTGGCATGGCTTGCTTACAATTTAAGCAGATGATGGGGAAGGGATTAGGCTATGCAAAAACAAAATCATGAAATTGTAAGTAAATCACAATTTTTTGGAAAGGTTTTGAAATTGAAATTACCCTACAATGTCAGGGTCGTGATTCTTATTCATTGCATCCATTAAAGCCTGTTTACGCCTCATGCGTTGGTTAGCTTTCTTATTCAGAATACCGCTATCGTCTAACTCTAATGGTGGATTATGGTCTTGACGCTTCTTTTGTTGCTTTTCAAGCGTTGATTCTTTATGCGGTCTAAGCATAGCATTTTCTGGCGGATAGCTTCTTGTCATGTGTTTCATTTTAATTCATCCATATATCTTTGAATAATTGCTTTTCTAAGGTCATCACCACGCAACTCTCCTATATCTTTAGAGCGTTGAATAGCGTCTTTTACAGCATCTTTTTCGTTACTATATGCTTTATATTCGTTTGGGGTTTTCATTACATTTTTGCGGATTTCATTCATTCCGCTAAAAGTAGATGGGTCATTGATTTGACCATTGTAAATCGTTGGCACATTGTATAAAGCATTAGTTTGTGGCAAACCTAACTCATGG